CTTGGACAATTTTAGTGATGCAGAGGTCACTGAGATCGAAAAAATGGTGGATGAGCTAGATAATAGGCAAAAAAATCAGGTTGCATACGATGATTTGATAGAATTTTGCAAAAGAATGATGCCTGACTTCATTGTAGGCAAACATCACCGTATTTTGGCTGATATGTTGATGGATATTGAGCGAGGAACTAAGGATCGGGCATGTGTAAACATCCCACCAAGGCATGGTAAGTCTCAATTAGTGTCTATTTTCTTTCCAGCGTGGTATTTAGGTCGAAATCCGGATAAAAAAGTGATGATGGTGTCGCATACGACTGATTTAGCGGTAGATTTTGGTCGAAAAGTGCGTAATTTACTTGGTTTAGCTGATTATAAGGCTATATTTCCTACTGTAAAGTTAGCTACGGATTCTAAGTCTGCGGGTCGTTGGAACACTAGTGTAGGGGGTGAATACTACGCATGTGGTGTTGGATCGGCGCTAGCGGGTCGTGGTGCGCATTTATTGTTGGTAGATGACCCACATTCTGAGCAAGACGTAATTAATGGTAACTTTAGTGTATTTGAGAAGGCATATGAGTGGTTTACGTTTGGTGCTCGTACGCGATTAATGCCCGGTGGTAGTGTAGCTATTATACAGACTAGATGGCATATGGATGATTTGACAGGTCGTGTAGTCAAGGATATGACTCAAAATGAGAAATCTGACCAGTATGATGTTGTAGAGTTTCCTGCAGTTGTTGAAGTAGAAGATAAGAAAAATGGTAAAACTATAGAGAAACCGTTGTGGCCTGAGTTTTTTGATATGGCGGCTTTAGAACGTACAAAAGCGTCTATGCCGTTATTCCAGTGGAATGCACAGTATCAGCAACAGCCAACAGCAGAAGAAGCAGCTATTGTAAAAAGAGAGTGGTGGCAGATATGGGAGAAAGAAAACCCCCCTATATGCGAATATATTATTATGTCACTAGATTCTGCAGCTGAAAAACACAACAGGGCGGATTATACTGCGCTAACAACTTGGGGTGTATTTTTTAATGAAGAGACAAATGCACATAACATCATACTATTAAACAGTATTAAGGATAGATTTGAGTTTCCAGAGTTAAAAGAGTTGGCTATGGAAGAATATACGGCATGGGAACCTGATGTATTTATAGTAGAGAAAAAGAGTTCAGGCGTTGCGTTATACCAAGAAATGCGTCGTATGGGGCTTGTTATACAAGAATTTACTCCTCATAGAGGATCTGGTGATAAATTAGCGCGATTAAATTCTGTATCTGATATTATAGCTTCTGAGTTGGTGTGGGTACCCCAAACTCGATGGGCTGAGGAAGTTGTTGAAGAGATTGCTGGGTTCCCGTTTATGAGTAACGATGATTTGGTTGATTCTACGGTTATGGCGCTTATGCGGTTTAGGCAGGGCGGATTTATAAGACTACCTTCAGATGAGCCAGAAGAAACTAAATACTTCTCTAGAAGAAGTGTCGGATATTATTAGAGGTTAAATGATGGCTATTGAGAAAAGTTTGTTAGCGGAAGCTCCTGAGGGCGAAAATCTTACAGGTGAAGAGTTAGAGATTGAGATTGTAAACCCTGAAGCGGTTATCTTAGATGATGGTAGCGCAGAAATCACGCTAGTTCCGGGAGATGAAGACAAAGAATCAGAGTTTGATTCTAATCTAATAGAGATGTTAGATGATAGAGAACAGCAAATATTAGCAGATGAGCTTATTGCGCTTGTTGAAGCGGACACTCAAAGCCGTAAAGATTGGGCTGAAACTTATGTAAAAGGACTTGACATCCTTGGATTTAAGTCAGAAGAGCGCACAACTCCGTGGGAAGGTGCCTGTGGTGTACATTCTAACGTATTAGCAGAAGCAGCTATTAGGTTTCAGGCAGAGGCTATGTCAGAGACATTTCCTGCACAAGGCCCAGTAAAAGTAAAAATCTTAGGTAAAGAGACTAAAGAGAAAGAAGAAGCTGGTGAGCGCGTACGTGCGGATATGAACTATGAGCTTACAGAGCGTATGGTAGAGTATCGTCCTGAGCATGAGCGTATGCTATATAGTCTAGGACTTGCAGGATCGGCGTTTAAGAAGGTTTATTTTGACCCCACAATGAATAGACAGTGCGCTGTCTATATCCCGGCAGAAGACGTTATAGTGCCTTATGGAGCATCTAATATAGAAGATGCAGAGCGTGTAACACATGTAATGCGTAAGACTAAGAATGATCTACGTAGATTACAGGCTAATGGTTTTTATGACGATAAAGATTTAGACGACCCTAGCCCGTACCACACTGATATTGAAGAGCGTAAGGCTGAAGAAGGTGGTTTTAGCGTTACAGATGATGATAGATATACACTATTTGAGATACACGCTCACCTTGTTATTGAGGGTATTGATGATGAAGAAGATCTAGCTAAACCTTATGTAGTTACGTTAGAGCGCAGTACAGGTGAATTGCTATCTATTAGACGTAATTATGAAGAAGATGACGAGCTAGAAATGAAGCGTCAACATTTCGTACATTACTCTTATGTGCCCGGATTTGGCTTCTACGGCCTTGGACTGATACATATTATAGGTGGGTACGCTAAAGCAGGAACGTCGATTATACGGCAATTGGTGGACGCTGGTACACTATCTAATCTTCCGGGCGGGTTAAAGTCTCGTGGTTTGCGTATTAAGGGGGATGATACTCCTATCGAGCCGGGTGAGTTTAAAGATGTAGATGTACCATCAGGCAGTATTCGTGAAAACATTATGCCTCTACCTTACAAAGAACCTAGTCAGACTTTGTTAGCTTTGCTAGATAAGATTACTAATGAAGGGCGTAGATTGGGCGCTGTTGCAGATATGAACATATCTGACATGTCATCGAATGCGCCAGTGGGTACTACACTAGCTTTGTTGGAGCGTACATTGAAGCCTATGGCTGCTGTACAGGCTCGCGTGCATTATGCGATGAAGTTAGAGTTCCGTATGTTGAAAGATCTTATGGCAGAAAATGCGCCAGAAGAATACGGATATGAGCCGCATAGAGGTGAAGTTTCTGCTCGTAGACAAGATTACGAAATGGTCGAAGTGATACCAGTAAGTGATCCTAATAATACGACTATGGCACAGCGTGTAGTTCAGTATCAGACTGTATTACAAATGTCACAGCAAGCTCCACAGATATATAACCTACCGCAGTTACACCGTCAGATGATTGAGGTGTTGGGTGTGAAAAACGCAGATAAGTTGGTACCTACGGATGAAGATGTTAAGCCAACAGATCCTATTAGTGAGAACATGAATGTGCTAACAGGTACTCCTATAAAAGCGTTCTTAACACAAGATCACGAAGCGCATATCAAAACACACCAGATGTTTATGCAAGATCCTACGCTAGCTCAAACTTTAGGTAAGTCTCCAGAAGCTCAGAAAACTATGGCAGCACTATCTGCGCACATTGCCGAACACGCTGCATTTAAGTATAGAGCAGATATGGAAGCTAAGATTGGCGCTCCACTACCATTTGTAAATGAAGATCTACCTACAGAAGTAGAGGTGGGTATATCTCGTCTAGCTGCCGCCGCTGGTGAGCAGATAAATATGCGCAACAAACAACAAATGGCGCAGCAACAAGCGCAACAGAAAGCACAAGACCCAATAGTTCAACTCAAACAACAAGAGCTACAAATCAAGCAGCAAGAAATGCAGCTTAAAGCTCAGAAAGACCAAGTTGAGGCGCAACTCAAACAGGCTGAACTACAACGTAAAACGCAAAAAGATCAAATGGATAATCAGGTCGATATGCAGCAGTTGGAAATTGAAAGACAAGAGCTTCAAATTGACGCTCAAAAAGCAGGAGCCAAGTTGGCGGCAGATAGGCGCACAGCTAGCAACAAACTAGATCTAGAGCTTGCAAAGACTAGAGCTGATACAAATAAACAACGTAAGGAATAACTTATGACTACCGTCTTAGACGTGCTAAAAGAAAAACTCGAAGAACATGTTTCTTCAGCACAAGAGTATCTTAGTTCTGGGGGTGCGAAGGATTATGCCCAGTACCAAGAAACTGTGGGTTTGATCCGAGGTCTCGAAACCTGCATCTCTTATACTAATGACCTCTCGCGTAATTACTTGGAAGAAGATGATGACTGATTTAAAAATCGTACAAAAAGATCCTGAAAATGAGAAGGAGCTTGAAGACGCGTTACCGACTCCTGTTGGATATAGAATACTTGTAGCCCTACCAGAAGTAGAAGAAACTTTTGGAGAAAGCCGCATTATTAAATCTAGCAAAGAGCAACACTTAGATCACGTTCTATCTACTATTGGTTTAGTGGTAGATATGGGTACAGAAGCCTACTCTGATAAAGAAAGGTTTGCTGCTCCGTGGTGTAAGGAAGGTGACTATGTAATGTTTCGTGCTAATACTGGCACGCGATTTAAAGTGGGTAACACCGAGTTTCGTTTGATGAATGATGATTCAGTCGAAGCCGTTGTAGCCGATCCCCGTGCTGTAGCACGAGCGTAATAAGGAGAGTAACATGGGTTTTCAAAAAGTAGAGTTTGAGTTTCCTGATGAGAAGGAAGAAAATAATGACCTCGAAATCGAGGATTCTGGGGCAGTAGAAATTGATGTCTCAGGAAAAAAAGAGGCGGCTGATTATGAGCCAGAGCCAGAGGTTGAAGCTAAGGAAGAGGTCGAAATAGAAGTAGTTGATGACACTCCTAAAAAAGACCGCAAGCGAAAAGCATCAGCGCCACCAGAAGACGTTACTGACGAAGAGTTAGAAAATTACTCTGAGAAAGTTCGTAAACGTATACAACATTTTAGTAAAGGCTATCACGATGAGCGTAGAGCTAAAGAGTCTGCAGAACGTGAACGCAAAGAGCTTGAGAGTTACGCTAGGCAGCTAGCGGATGAAAACAGGGCTCTACAAGAGACCGCTGTGTCTTCTCAAAAAGCATTGTTAGAAAGTTCTAAACAAGATGCCGAGAAAGAAGTTAACATAGCGAAGTTTGCGTACAAGAAAGCCTACGACGCAGGTAACTCTGACAAAGTACTAGAAGCGCAAGATAAATTAACTGATGCTAAGCTAAAACTGGACAAGCTATCAGATATTACTTTACACGACGTTGAAACTCCTGTACAAAGACAAGAAACAGCAGTAGAAACACCACAAGTTGATGAAAAAGCCTCAAGTTGGGCTAAAGAAAACACTTGGTTTGGTAATGACGACGAAATGACTGCTTATGCTATGGGTGTGCATAATAAGGCTGTTAAAGAAGGCCTTGACCCTAATAGTGATGAATACTACGAGAAGATTGATTCTCGTATGCGTTCTACCTTTTCTGATTATTTCGGAGAGGATGAACAAATTGAAGAGCAAGAAACTAAGAAGCGAAAAGCTAATGTGGTCGCTCCCGCGTCGCGGAGCACATCACCTAAAAAGGTGAAATTAACGCGTTCACAAGTAGCTGTAGCTAAAAAATTAGGAGTACCGCTTGAACTATACGCCCTAAAGGTTGCTGAAGAGATGAGGAATAGATAATGGCTGATAACAGATTAGACCGTGAATTAGAGACCCGTGAAAAAACTGCTCGTAAAACTGCATGGAAACGTCCAGAAGTTTTACCGTCCCCCACTCCAGAAGAGGGGTACACATATCGTTGGATTCGGGTTGCAAATCAGGGACAAGTGGATGCCACTAATGTCTCATCTAAATTGAGAGAAGGTTGGACTGCTGTAAAAGCGTCAGATCATCCTGAGATTACACTTGTTACTATCGAGAACGATAGATTTAAAGACAATGTAGTTATTGGTGGTTTGATGTTGTGTAAAGCGCCTATTGAGTTAGCTAATGAACGTAACGATCACTACGCTCAACAAACCGCTTCACAGATGAATGCAGTCGATAACAACCTTATGAGGGAAAATGATCCTAGAATGCCCCTATTTAATGATAGGAAATCTAAGGTCACTTTCGGTAAAGGTTAAATTTTAATTAGGAGTCTAAAATGGCTTATCCAACTCTTGATTCTGCGTATGGGTTTAAACCAATCAACTTGCTTGGTGGTACTTCATATTCAGGGTCTACACGTAGAATTCCTATTGACAGCAATTATGATGTTGCTATGTTCAATGGGGATCTAGTTACAATCGCGGCTAACGGTACGGCTACTCGTATTACTGCGGAAACGGATATTCAAATCGCAGGCGTTTTTCTTGGTGTTGAATACACAAATGCTCAAGAACAACTAGAGTTTGCTCAATATTATCCGGGAACTAGCGTTTCTAACGCTTTTGCTATAGTTGCGGACAACCCTTCATTGCTTTGTAAAGTCGCTATTGTAGATT